AGATCATTTAAAGTATCTAGTACCAACTCAATTACAACACCAGAATTTACAGACAATGCTGCTACAAGAGCATCAAAAACTTTAGGCTTTGACAGTACAGGTCAAGTCTTAACTACCATTGCAGACTTCCTACCAGCAGGCGGAGATTCAGCAATGTTTCAATATTCAACAACAACAACAGACGCAGATCCAGGAGCAGGAAAATTTAGATTAAATAATACAACAATTGCTAGTGCAACAATAGGTTACTTTGATGATTTAGAATATAATGGTACTGATATTTCAGCGTGGGTACAATCATGGGATGATGTAACAGGCAACGATACCAATAGAGGAAGAATAAAAATTTCAAAAGCACAAAGTTTAGATACTTGGATGATATTTAAAGTTACTGGTGCAATTACAGATGCCACAGGTTATACAAAAGTTACTTTAGTTTACATAGATAGTGCTGGTACATTTACTAATGATGATAAATTTTGGGTAGCATTTACAGCTAGTGGTGAAGATGGTGCAATACCAGGTTACTATTATAAATTTGATACATCAACAACTGATGCTGATCCTGGTGCTGGAGATTTAAGATTTAATCATGCAACATATGCAAGTGTTACAGAAATTTATATTGATGATGCAGATGCAAATACTGCTAGTACAGCAGCAGATGTTCAAACATGGGGAGGTTCAACTTCTACCATTAAAGGTTTCTTACACATAGTAGATATTAACGATAGTCAAACTTATGCAAGATTTAAAATTACTGCGGCTGTTTCAGATGAAAGCGGATATAATAAAATTACAGTAGTTCATTTAGCATCCAATAATACTTTTTCAGCAGCTGATGAATTATCAGTTCACTATACTAGAACAGGATTAAAAGGCGATACAGGATCAACTGGCTCAACTGGAAGCACAGGATCAACAGGTTCTACAGGAGCTGCTGGTACTAACTCACAACTTTCAATGACTTGGAGTTCGGCAACAACTGACGCTGATCCAGGTGCAGGAAAAATAGCTTGGAATCATGGAACAATAGCAAGTGCAACTATTTTATATGTAGATGACGCAGACGATGCTTCAGCTGATATTACTTCTTATGTTCAATCTTGGGATGATGTTTCTAACGCAGTTGCAAGAGGTATTGTAACTGTTACCAAAGAAGGAACAGCATCTACTTACGCAACTTTTAAAGTAACAGGAGCTGTAACCGATGCTTCTGGATATACTAAAGTTCCAGTAACTCATGTAGTTTCAAGTGGAACATTTTCAAATACAGATGGTGTTGGAGTTCACTTTGAATATTCTGGAGCAGATGGTACTGGAGATATTACTGGAGTTACTGCTGGTACAAATTTATCAGGTGGTGGAACATCAGGAACGGTGACAGTTACTTTAGCAGATGCTTCAACATCCGTAAAAGGTGCTGCTTCATTTAGTTCAGATAATTTTGCTGCTAGCTCTGGTGCAATCACAGTTAAAGATTTAGGAATAGCAACAGCAGAAATTCAAAATGATGCAATCACATTAGCCAAGATGGCTAGCGGAACAGATGGAAATTTAATCACATATGACGCATCAGGTAATCCTGCCGCAGTTGCTACAGGTGACGATGGACAAGTTTTAACTTCTGCTGGTGCTGGTGCGCCACCAGTTTTTGAAGATGCAGGTGGTGGTGGTTCTTGGAATTTTATTAAAACACAAACAATTACTAGCACAACTGCAAATATGGATTTTATTCATGGAACAAGTTCTGTGGTTTTTGATGGCACGTACAAATATTATAAAGTTTATTGGCGTAATGGAACAGTAGACACAACAGGAGCAAAAGTTTATGTCCGAGTACGCTCTGGCGGAAGTTTTGCATCTTCTGGATATTTGGCGGCAGGTAGTGTTACGCAAAATAATGGAAGTGCTGGTTCAATATCTTATAATTTTACAACTGCTTCTATAATGTCAACTTCGTGTGTCTATCATCCTGGAGCAGAATATGCTTTTATGGGAGAGTTAATGTTTGAAGATCCAAGCGTTACAGGAACTAGAAAAAGTTGTTATTTTCAAACGATGACACCTTTTGAAAACTCTAGCAGTGCGAGATCTTTTACTGGTGCTGGTGCTTATGAAACTGCTGGTGCTATTACTGGATTTCAATTTTTATTAAGTACAGGAAGTTTTGAAACTTTAGAAGTAAGTCTATATGGACTGTCAACATCATAAGGAAAATTATGCCAAGATATAAAATGTTAAATGGAACAAGAATGCAGTACACAGCTGAAGAAGAAGCTGCAAAAGATGCAGAAGAAGCGGAATTTGAAGCTGGTCGTTTTGATCATGATCTAGGACATTTAAGAGTAAAAAGAAATATACTTTTAAATGAAACTGATTGGGTGGTTACTAAAGCAAGTGAAACAAATACATCTATTTCAGCAGATTGGAAAACATACCGTCAAGAGTTAAGAGATTTACCTTCTGGACTTACAACAGTTGAGGAAGTTGCAGCAGTAACATTTCCAACAAAACCAGGAGCATAATAAATGAAAATAACAAAAATAAATAATAGATCAGTTATCATAATGGCATTGATGCTGGAAAGCTACAATCAAGTAATCAAAGATAAATATCCCAAATAATAGGAGAGACCCATGATGTGTTGGTTTTGTAAACTGTTAAGTAAAATTAAAAAGTTTATTACTAAACAGTTTGATGCGTAAAAGAAAAACTGCAAATGTAGGTTTAGTTAATGAACTTACTGCACAGCTTAACTTCGCAAAAGACGCAAATACTATAGTTTTTACACCCCTTTGTGGTTTAGGACCTATTGATATTATCACTTTAAATTTAACCACAGGAGAATATAGTGCTTACGATGTTAAAAGTAAAAATTATAGAAAGAAAGGATCTTTCATTCATAGAGGTTCAACTAAAGAACAAAAAAAACTAAAGGTAAAAATTATTTATGCAACTATCTAAAAATTTCAGCTTATCAGAATTAGTAAAAAGTCAAACCGCAGAACGTATGGGTTTATCAAACAATCCATCAGAAGATGAGGTAGAAAATTTAAGACTACTTTGCGAAAGAGTTTTACAACCAATTAGAGATCACTTTAATAAAGTTGTAACAATTAGCTCTGGCTATCGTAATGAAATTTTATCTCAAAAAATTGGATCAAGTTCTAAAAGTCAACATTGTCTTGCTATGGCTGCCGACTTTGAAATTTTTTCCATACCCAATAATGAAGTTAGTGATTGGATCAAAGAGAACTTAATGTTTGACCAACTCATTTTAGAATTTTGGAAACCTGGAGAACCGAATAGTGGCTGGATTCATTGCAGCTACAATCCAGAAATTAATGCAAACAGGAAGGAATATTTAATGGCTATCAAAACAGATGGTAAAACAGAATATAAACCAATCTTAGGTTTATCAACAGATAGGTATGCAAAATGATACATCTTTTAAAATTATTTAATAATCCATTAACTAAAATGGTTATTAATAAAGCATCAAGTCATTTTAAACACAAAGCTGAAAAAGTTAAAACAATAAGAGAAGCAGAAATTCTAGCTTGTAAAGAAGTTGATGTTGCTAGAATTAAATCACAAGATAAAAGTTGGAAAGATGAAGTATTATTAATCTGGCTTATAGGAATGTTGACTACTGGATTTTTTGAAAGCACAAGAGATAACTTTAGAGAGTGGGTTACCATAATAAATGATTTACCAGATTCAGTATGGTATCTTTTAATTATAGTTTTTACTGCAACCTTTAGTACAAAGATGACAGACAAGGTATTAAATAGGAATAAGAAAAAATAATGAAAGTATCAGATAGAACAGCAGTAAGTATGCCAATCAAAAATATGATTGGGATTGTTGTTGCTGTTGCTATGGGTGTGTTTGCTTATACAGAAGTAACCTCTAGGCTAACAAGTTTAGAAACATCAAGAGAATTATTTCAAGCAGACTTATTAAAAAAATCTGAACAACTACCAACTGACCAAGAACAATTTATGCTGATAGAGGATTTATATAAGTCAACTGAAAAATTAGAAATAACCCAAGAACAGAATATGACTAACAAAGTTAATATACAATTTTTAAATAAACAATTAGAAAAAACTTTGGTAGATGTAGAGAATTTAAAAGACAAAGTAAGGAAGAATGGAAGTAATTAATGGAAGTCGTTGTAGCCTTATTAATGTTTCTTAATGGAAACATGATTGAACATACTTACAAAGCGTCTATGTCTGATTGCTTAAAATCAAAACGTATTGCTATGAGAGAAATTAATCCTGATTCAGTTTTATTTACTTGTAAAAAAGTAAAAGCTAAAACAGAGATATATCAAGGAAGAAAAAAAATACTTAAAGTTCTAGGGGATGGATAGGTTAATAAGATGGCTAAATGTAAAG